CTCGGCCATTTAATTCTAAACTCTGTATTCTTTATTAGGTCTGCTTGAACCAAAATCGCTTGTGTTTCAATTTTGTTCAATCGTTCAATAACACCAAAGTATGCCCAGACCCCTAAAGCAACAGCAACTACCAGTGAGATTAAGTTTCTCACGGGCATTGCAAATCTTGTGTTATCGTTTAATTCCGTAGGTGCGTTCGCCATAATATAATATTAACTTACATCCATTCTGAGGTTGATTCGTTAAATCCAAAGTTATCGTCATCGTCACCAGTACCAGTAGCTTCAACTGTAAACCGTTGTACTCTGGTAGGTGCAGTTGCCGGTAGATCACTGTATGTATCGGCCTGAACCTTTGTGATTGGTTTGGCAGTTGTAACAGGTCCGTAGACGTATGACTTAGCAGTAAATGCTAATGTGTAAATGATTGCTCGTCTTGTTTGGAAGTCACCTTCGTATGTATCTTCATACCCAACACTATTGAGTATAAAAGGAACATCACGAACAATGTCCATATCAGGAACTTCTTTTATCGACACAGTATACTCTGGTTGAAAGAACGGAAGTATCTGTTCTATAATCTGAATACCGTCGTCACTATTTTTTGCCATAACAAATAATTCAAAATTCATATTATAAGGCACAGGTGTGTATTGTGTACTCATCTGTTTCAGTTTCTTATCGGTAGTATTAGCAACCTTTTTCTGTCTTATAGTTCTATTTAATTTTCTAGAAGGATCATAATCAAAAGACTGAATCTCAAAACCAATACGTGGCAACGTCAATGCAACAGACTGTGTTGCACCTGGGTCTTGTGTAAGTCGTGAAATAAACTTTTGCTTTGGTCCATAAGCCAAAGGAACTTTCATAGTCTGAACTTCTGTTCCAGAACTATCTTTTCTTGTTATTGCTATGTCATTGAATAAACTACCAAATGCTATGATAGTCTTTCTTAGACTTTCGTTGTAAAAATATTGTCCTAACATTTATAAACTCTCCGTTGGTTCACCAAATGGATTTCTTTCTGAGAAATCTAATACTGGATCAGAACTAGAAAATGCGCCAGTACCAGTTACAGCTTCTTCTAACCAAGTATTATCTGCCAAAGGTTCGGCAGTCGCCAATGAATATTCTTCGTTAATGATGAAGAAGGAATCACTGGAGGTAGAATCTTCTGTAAGTATTGCGGCAAACCCAGTTTCACTTTCAGATGTGAGAATACCAGTACCACCGTCTGTTGCTGTTTCAAGTTCAACAGAACCTGTAGCATACAAATCAGTACCACGTTCAAGTGTTATATTCTCAACATAGGTTGTTGTTGTTGATTGTTCAGCAAGAAATTGCCATTGTAATGCATCGCCTGTATATGTATCCTCAATGGCATCAATATCTGCAATTCCAGTATCGAGTCTTTCATCCGAGTATTCTACAGTTCTAGCATACAATTTGTAAACGGGCAAATTGTCTACTTGAAAAAATGGATCATCTTTATCCACAAAACTAATTTCAAAAAGACGAGGCCCATTTGAAAAATAAATCCAATCACCTTCATTTGGTCTTAAAGATGTTATTAAATTAGTATTAGAACTAACCAAATCTAACCATCGGCGACGAGAAACGGTAAAGGTAGTTTCATCACGAATTTCTAATCCAAATCGTGATACTAATTCCTTTTCTCCTTCATAACCTTCTACGGTGTCCATATACATTTCTATAAGGTAGGCATCATCAAATTTTGACAAAGCATCTTCACCAAACAATTGATCTTTATTTACCAAAGTTCTGGGAAGATAATATACATCGTGACCATATATCTGCATGGCCTCAATGATTAAATCTTCATAAAGATATTGTTCGGATATTGTACCCTTAGAGAAATGATGATTGATGGGCATAAAATTAACCTATGTCCATAAGTAAAGGTTCTTCCCAGGTCGTCCTCGATTGTTCTTCTAAGAGTTCTATCTCTGCTAATGCTGACTGAAAAATCTCTGCACCGTTCATCGTGACACCACCAAGCATTGTAACACCATTAAACTTACTGAGGTTTTCTCCCCACTGTCTTTTGATAAGTGCAGTTGCATATTTCTTCAACCAGAGATCGTTGTAGATGTCTGTCCATGTTGTTGGGTCTAACTTACGATAACATTCCATAATTATGTATTCGCCGACTTGAACATCATCACCCCAATCCATATTGATATATAGACGGTTCTGATGTGCATTGAATTGAATAGGTTTCTCACCAATTAGAATCATATCTAACAAGTCAAGTTGCCACATCGTCATCTGATAATGAATAATAGATTCGGATGAGAAATCATAAAGGTCGTTGAGTCGTAACTGATAACGAATATCAAACATATTAAGATTGCCACGATCACTAAAGGGCAATACTCTTAGAACACTCTGCACTGATTCCGGCATTGGAATGTATGCTTGGCCTGTTGACCAAATTACCTCATGTACATTTGTAACGGCAGAACCAGAATCGTGATTGTTAGCAAGTGCAGCTGTCGTTAGTGTGTTTCCACTAATAGCACTATATGTTACTGTTTCTGCTGCATTAGTTCCGTCAGTGGCAATAGTAATACTACCCGTAGCAGGAAATTCAGAAGCATCAGTTAATACTACTGTTGTTGCTCCAGCAGAATAAGCTCCATTTAATGTTGTAGTAAGTTGGTTGCCGTCTGTTGCTGTTTCAGATTCATTTGCATTTGCCCTTGCAACATCGTCTGCTGTTATTTTATGTTTTAGATAAACACGCTGCATACCACCATACTGAAACGTATAGAAGTATTGAAGTGCTTCATCTACTCGGTCATCTAATTGATCTTCATCAACGTTGATATCTATAACAGGATATCCGAGTTTTCTTTTACACCAACTTTTAAAAGTTGCTTTTGAATTGGGTATTGCCATATCTTATTTATCCTAGTGCTATCGCCATGGTGACAGCCTTTGCTGTTGCATCTGCATCAGAAACACCCCTATTAGCAACCTCTACAATATTTTCAAAACCATCTTTAACATACATTTTTTGGTCTGCGGTGTTAATAGCCACTTCGCCAATTTGTAAATCATTGTTGCTTGGCACTACTGTTGGTATATCTGATCTTTTTAATTTAATTCTAGCCATAATTAAAATGTTCCCCCATCAACACTACTTTCCCAAGATACAGTATCAGAAGCAGAATTATAAGTAAGCACATCTCCATCCGTAACACCCGATAATCCACTAAAGGTATTAGCAGTGTTCGCAACTAAAACAGAACCTTTAGCAACAGTAGTAATTCCTGTACCACCGTAAGCTACACCAACGCCTGTGCCCTGCCATGTACCGGTTGTAATTGTTCCAAGTGTTGTAATAGAACTTTGGCCAACGTATGTTGATGCTATGTCTATTGCATCTGATGTAACTGAAATTCTATTTGTTGTTCCAGCAACATCAATTGTTACGTTACCAGAAGTACCACCACCAGTAAGACCATTGCCAGCAGTAACACCTGTAATATCTCCAACGGTACTAAAGAGATTAGAAACTAAAACTTTCTTTGTACTATCATCTGTTACATCTTGAATAATCACATAGTCTGTTAAAGCTGCCGTGGTTCCTATTGCAGACAATTCAGAAACATCTAAGTTTAATGTGACTGTACCCTGATTACCACCACCAGATAGACCAGTACCAGCAGTAACACCTTGAATGTCACCTACAGGGGTTGTGCCTTCAGCATGAATATATTTTTGAGCGGCATTATCCCAAGCAATAAATTGATGTGTTGCACTTCTATCGACAGTATCAACATCATCTAATTTTCCAAGTTTAACTTCGCCAGAACCATACGACATACCTCTTTGGCCCCATCCGACATTAGAGGCTAAAACTCTGTTGACAAGTTTTACAACCTTACTGTCAAAACTTTCTTCAACTGTAGTTGTTTCTTCTTCGTTTATTTTTGCATTGTGAAGATATTGTGCTGCCTGTTCTATAGCATTACCTTCAAGTATTTTATATTCTTCTTGAGGCAATTCTGTTTTATGTTTTTCTAACAGAGCTGAAACATCTGAAACCATTTTAGCAGTTTTAGAATTCTTTTGACTGAAAAGATCCATTTGCCAATTAGCATCACCCTGAGCAACACTTGGGTCATAATTTTCATACTTGTAATTAACATCTTTGGGATTATTTTGATTCATAAACCCACTAGCATTATTAATTAATTTAGATGAAATTATATCTAAATCATATCTTTGATCTGAAACTGGTAGAGAACCATATTTTTCAGATATAGACAAATCATTAGTGTTCGTAAAGAAGTCTGATTTTAATTTAGAATCTACTTTTCCAACAATTTCTGTTTTTGTTTCTAAAACAATTTCAGGTTCTGGTTCTACTTTAGGTTTTGAATTTGTAGAAAATAAATCATAACCAGCAGCCTCACTAAATAAATCTTTCAGTTCGGTTGCAAATTCTTCAATAATAACAGGATCAATTTGTGGTTTTTTAATTTCAACAACGGGTTCTACTGACTCTAAAACAATTTCTGGTTCTGGTTCTGTAAGATCCATACCCGAAATGTTTTCAAATAAACTTGTTAGTTCAAATTCAGCCATAGTCAATTCGACCGATGACTCTTCAATAACTTCCTCAACTAAAACTTCTTCTACTATTTCTCCAGAAGATTCTTCTTCTATTACTTCTTCAGCTAGATCAGACTCTTTCGCTTTAGAACTTAGTAGATTTTCAAACTCTATAAGATTACCTTTATCCCAAACTTCAGCCAAAGATTTGCCTTGAGCTGCATAATCCAATTGAGTTAAAAAAGACTCTGTTGCTGAGATTGCCATTAGCTATCTGATCTTGTTACGCTAGGATTAACTGTCGCAACGCCCTGTTGTATACGTTGAATTGTATTAGGTGCAGCATCTAATGTTGTGATAACATCGTAAACATATCGACCTCTTTCTAAGGTGCCATATGCTGTTTGCACATCAGTTAATGCTATAGTATATGTGCCGTCTGCGGCTGATACTGTTGCACAAACAAATGTTGTTGATGTGGAAGAACCAAAAGATTTTCTCAATTTAGCACTAACTGTTTTTCCTGTAAGATTAATTACAGTTCCAGTATCTTCTTTTGCTATAAATTGTTCTGAGAAATCTGCGTTTTGATCTATTAGAATATTTCGGACGGTAGCCATAAAAAAACTCCAAATTCATTTACTACTATTTATATGAATTTGAAGTTAGAGTTTATCGGGCATTCGCATATTTGAATGGTGATTCGGCAAAAGCCAAATAGGTGTAAGTGCCACCAGATGCGTTTTTGTCAGCCGCGGTATTTTTACATTTAAATCCATTGGATAAAATATCAATAAAAGTGTTGGATGTTTCTTCTGCTGTGGCTT